CGGGTTTGACGGATATGCAATGGCCAAAGTCGGCAAGAAGGCTGCAGGTAGGATATTAGACGGAGTTGTTCACGACGGGAGGCCCGCAATAAGCGAAATAGAATTCGATGAACGATGCCATTTTGACTACAAGGGCGATTATTGCAGCTGTTCCGGCACTGCCGCGCATTGCAATAAGACATTCGAAGACTGCAAGCAGCGCGGCAATGAACAGCGATTCGGCGGCTTCCCTTCACAATGGTCGCAACTAAGGAGGAAGTCAGATGCAGCGAGGTAGTAAAAAGCTGGTTCGGGATGAATATTACTACGGCACTGTAAACCGGCTGAATAACATTCGTGACTATCAGGCAGGGCTGGCCTCGCTTATGGCCGAACGATCAGACATTGAAATGCGGCTCGATGCAACGAAGGTATCAATTTCAAAGTACGCCGAAAAAACAGCTTCGTCCAGTGATGGACTTACACAGCCAGAGGCGGCGGCAGAGCAGACATTGATGCTGGAGAAGGATTTGTCCGAGATCAACAGGGAGATCGACAAACTGCAAACGATCGTTACTTGCTTGGAACTGGCAATGGCGGCAATAACAACGGACGAACGGGAACTAATAAAGCTGCGCTGTGAAGAGCGCATGGGCTGGAATGATATCGCCGCAAATAGCCGATACAGTGAGCCACAGGTAAGGAGGCATTTTGCCTTCGCGGTATGGAGGATTCGCAATATTATTTTCGCGCACCGGACAGAAGAAAATGCAAGGTATATTTTCCTGCGATGAGAAGAAGAACCGATGAAACAAAAAATAAGCCCCGGCGCAATGCCGGGGCGTTTGTCTGTTCTGCATGGGCTATACGTCCAAAAGTTCTGCCGGTGATTCTCCGATTGTTTCGAGTGCCTGCTTGATCAGCGACACCGGAACCGGCCACGCCGCCAAACTCTTCGCCGGTGCTTTGTCGTGATTCGGCCAAGCGAGGACTATTTTTCTATCTGCGGGCATTGGGTCGACTATCTGAATATCCTTGTCCTGCCGCTCGTCGGGAATGGCGGTTACAGTCTCATAGGATATCAGCAGGGATCCTTTGCGGGTTAAATAAATTCGGTAATTGATGCCGCGCAATTCTCCCCATTGTTCCCGTGACTCGATCAGCAGACGACCAACAAAACGCTTCGCAACGAAAAAGCCAGTATGCCCGTGAAAGACGACAACTTCATCCATATTCTTTTCGGCGGCTTCGCGCTCCAGGACAAACCTTTCAACGGCAGCAACGACAACGGCACTGATGCTTTCACCGTATTTGGCCGCACGTTCGAAAAGACCCTCCTTTGATTTGGGTATATAGATTTGCTTTTGCATGGGTTTTCCTCCTCTGTTCATGTGTCCAATGGGTCGCGGAATCCCAAAAATACAGGGAATCGCGGTAAATCTTTGCTGCCGGTTGGGAAGAATTTATATTTCACGAGCTTGCCAATAAACTGTTCTGTACGGGTCCAGATCGTCGCTCTCATTTCGGTATCAAGTCCGGAACCAATGCTGAATTCGACGCCGCTGGTGATGTCGCGAACCCGAAGTGCTCCCAAAGTTCCCTTTGGAATCATGCCTGTTTTTGCCGTGCTGCGCTCAGTGCGTCCCAGCAGGTCAACGGTTGCGGTGTTGGCGTTCTGCATTTGCTCTTCGAATCCAAGAATCTCCGCTTCACTGTCGCAGAACCGTTTCAGCTTTAGCAGGGAACCTTCCAGCAGTGTAGACCTGCCGTATTTATACTGGCCTGCCGGGTCGCGCAGCATGACGCCTTCATAGCCTGCGGCTAGACATTCAGCCTCAAACTGATTCAGTTCGTCGATATTGTTTATTGTCACGTGGTCAACTAAAACGCAATGCGGCCCGATTCGATCAGCGGCCCTGGACAGTCGAGATTCAAACTGCATCAAGTTATAGCTCGCGTCGTCAAATACGAAGAATCGAACGTCAATCGTTTTATCATGCGACATTACGACGCTGCCGGTATCTCTAAAGCAGTTCGGGGCGCACGGGTCGCCGAAAATCAATTCTCCGTCCAGCCCTGAAAGTTCAGGGCGCCCAAATTGCTTTTGGACATGGGCGTTCGGAATCGGCTTCAGGCTTCTAGACACGAGAACGCCGTCTATAACAACGGCGCGTATTCCGTCCAGCTTTGGGGATGCCAGAACCGGATAGGAAAGGGACTCCAGATTTTCGGCAGCAACTGCCAGCATGGGTTTAAATTTCGGGTTCATGATCAATAACTCCTTTCGATTTTAAAATTAGTTGTCTTCGTCTTTCCACCAGTCTTCCAGATCGTCACTCGTTACCCGGTAGCCGTCGCCGGTATAGACATTGAAGTCAAAAGCCTCAACGGGTTCAGGAATGTTAGGGCTGGAGCACGTGCGCGATTCGTCGAAGTCGGTCGAATCGCTGATAAGCTGCAGAGAATCGACAACAACTTGCGCTTTTTGTATGGCGTGCGCTTGATTGTCGGCGTGAACAGTGAAACCGATTAGCGCGGAAGACTTTTCTTGTCCGGAGCCAATTACAAAACGATAATACATGTCAAAACCTCCTCGAATTTATTGAGACTGAATGATTTAGTGATACCAACGACTCGTCTTTTTGCCGTTTACGATTAAAAACCTGTCCTTGGTGAAAATACAGGTTTTCGTATCCTGTTTGTTTGCCAGTAATACTTCACATCGATCATCGTTCCCCCAAAAGCCGGTTATCACATAAACAAAGCGGCTTCTTTTGGCGCATGACATCTTTTCTTGGAATTGATAAAAACCTTCATGGCTTCTTTCCTTAATTTTCATTTTATTAAAACCTCCTTTACTTATCCCTGACAGGCTTTTCAGCCTGTTTCGTTGCACTCATCAGAGGGATTTAAGCGGCTTCAATCCGGTCTATTTTTCCTTTAATCATCCACGCTCTTTTGTATTGATTCGCAGATTTTTTTGCTTCTGTTATAGTTTTGGCATGTATGGTAAGCGCGTCGTGTGGGTTATCCGTGAAATAGACTTTGAATATTTTCATTTTCCCTCACTCCTTATTTCTGCACTGCCTGATTAGATATTTTCGATTTTTACTTCATAGCCAGCTTCGATCAGATTAATTGCAGATGCAAAAGCTTCTTGCGGCGGAGCCTGGACGTAATATAATTCCCATTGCTTGAATCCTATCCAGCGGCACCACATTCTAACCGGTTTTAATGTTGTCATTGTCCTTGCTCCTCCTCTTCATTTGTCGTCATTAACGGGCCATAAACCTCTTGGATAAAATCGCAGGCCTCTTTGATCGTGTCGAAAAGAATTTCGTCGCCGCAATATTGAACTGCATATTTGCCGCACATTTCAGCGATGGATTGACCTAGGAAAGTATCAACAATTTTCATGATCATTTCCTCCTAATTTTTTTCTAATCCATAATGCGGGGTGAACGTGTATCGCTGGCCTTTTGTGTTTTCTAGGTGGTATTGGTCCGGGCGGTAGTCTCCAGGCGTCGGGGTAAAGCCGACGATCTTTAGTGTCATAAATCCGATTTTGACCGTTGCGCCGATTTCCCATGTTTGATTGCTATTTTGAATCATTGCTGAAAACCTCCTTTTATGTTCCGGCCTTGCAACCGGCAGCCATTGGCGGGGCATTAGGCCCGATTGCCCGGGCCTGCTCTGCAGGGATTATGCAGTTCGCTTGGCGTATCTTTTGGCGTGGTGCTGTTCGGCCAAGCTCTTGGCGGCCAATGCTTCGCGGTGAAATCGACTGTCCGGCAGAATGCGAAGTCTGTCGCGCTCGAAATAATCAGTCATAGAGTCCGAATCATTTTGAATGCTGAGTCCCGAAACCTGCGGGAATTGCTGATAGTCTCTGAAATAGACTGTAATTGTATCGGCGGGCAGTTTGCTTTGCGGTGTGTACGGGCCCACGGAGTAGCGGGCGCGGTATAGTTGCCCATCGATTTTTATGCCGTTCCACATGAATTTTACGTTCATCGCTCTAGCCTCCACAGTGTTTTTACTCCTCTGGACAGGGAAAGGCAGCAGGGGATATTTCGGACGGTTACGAGTTCGAGGCGATATCTGCCGATTTTCACTGTAAACCCTGCAATGTATTCGCGTTTCATGATGACACCATATCCCACGCAATATTGATTGCTATAACCGGATGAAGTTTCAGAAACTTTTCTCTGCTTGTTTCGTTGATGGCCTCAGTTACCCTGACTATGACACTGGCTGTCGTCGCGTCCAGTATTGTCCAGCCTCTTTTATTGCCTTTGTGGTCCAGAACGTCTTTGCAATCCAGCTCATGACTGGCAGAGTCCTTTTTTGCGCGAATCATTTTATACTGGTGTTCTGCAAGTACGATCTTCGATGCTTCGTAAATGTTCATTGTTGGCACTTCCTTTCATATTGGCCGGACTTGGGACCGGCTCTTGTGCATTAGACCGGGCGCAAGCCCGGCCCCCTCTGCGTTAGGCTGTCAAGGCGTGGCCTTTCAAGTCGGCCATTCTCTCGGATAAAATCCAGAGGGCTTTATTTAGTTTGACGTTGTTGTCAATGCTGGTGACTTCGCGGGTTGTTGTCCGCATGCCCGACGCTGTACGACCGCGCACGCCGCCCCGGATGATATTTTCTTGCACCTTGTTTAGTGTCGTCCAAAGGTCGTCGGCAGTGTCTTCGCGTCTCCGAGGAGCAAGAAGTTTTTCAGCCACAAAAGGCGCTTCGTTGTCTTCGTATTTGAGAGCAAGGGCAGCTTCTGCAAAAACTCGGGACTCTGGAAGGGAAAGGCGTGTTTCCTTCATGATGTTCATGGACTCTTGCACGGTGTCGGATTCGCCGAGGATTTTAAAAGCGGCTTCGATGACGTTTTCAGTAATGTTGCCCTTATGGGGTATTCGGATATCTTCGGCGACGTCGCCGCGAATCATGCCGTTAGTGCAGACTAGGCGAAACATGCCGCTCATCATTTGATATGAGCTTGTGCCGTCGTGGCTGTTGATCAGGATAATTTCGAAATACTCCTGATTCAAAGTCAGTTCGCCGGGTTGGCGTAGGCGCATCATGTGCTTCGTAAATTCGCTCTTGCCTTCAATGCGGCTGCGGCTCTGTGCTGCAAAGAACGGCTGGAAACCTTCGCGGCGAAGACCGTTCAGCACGTCGACTGTCGGCACGTAGGAATAACGTTCAGAGCGGGATTCATGCTTGCCAGTGGCGAAGATCGAGGGCGCAACTTTGAATAGTTGATCATCAGTGAGCGGGCTGTTTGAGCGAATGCCGAAGGATGAAGAACGACCGAATCTTGATGTTAACATTTGTATAAACTCCTTTTGCCGCTGGCCCTGCGTCCAGTCGGCTTTTATTATTTGGTCCTCAATCGCACGCCAGCAGCACTGACGCACGAATCAAGATCAAACCTGCTGCCTGTTATCCTCTCGCCTCCGGTATCTTCGCCACTCTAGCAACGCTGTCGCCTTGCACTGGCTCACCTTTGGCCTGCCGTATTTGCTTTTCTATCTAATGTAATTATATCAATACTATAAATATATGTATATAGGACTAAAGTCCCAACATTCAAGAGCATAGAAAAAGATGATCGGAAAATGATCAACATTTTAAATTAAACCGTGTTATCATGTTAGCATCAGGAGGCGGGCGGGGCGGCGGCAAGATGCGTCGACAGTCAGCCTCAACACGTACAGCAATAGAGCCGCTCTGCAGTTAGCACGGGCGGCTTTCTGCATGCCCTTGGAGGTGGAGCTGTTGAGCCATGAAGCAACCGTCAGACCGCGATGCAATGCAGAGTGTGAGCACAACAAAGCCGATGAGCTCTGCCGGTGTCCTGTGACTGTCTATCACATTGACGGGCAGTGCTGGCAACTGAGAGCGCGGCCAAGGCAACTGACTGAGCATGTGCCATACGTCGAGCCGCTGCCGTGCCCAACGTTCCACAGCAACTGCCGCAGATCAGGCGGACGATGGAAGCAGAGACGATCAAGAGTCTGGGCATGATGACGCAGGGCAGCCGGCACCGTTGGCCACGCATGGCAGCCAGGACGCCGACACCGGACGGGACGCAGAGTGTTCTTGTTAGGTGGACGTTAGGGTTTGAAGGTACTTCCGGGGAGGACTGCGCGGCAGGGGTCGCTATGCCCCCGAAAATTATCTAGTCATGAAATTTTTTTCAGTGTTATTCCCACGCGAAAAGGGAGATCATATATGCCGATAATTAAAAATGTCAAAGAGATCGAAACAACAGGCGACGGAATGGCTGCGATACTTGGAATTACCCGACGCTGGCTGTATGAACTTGTCAATACAGGAGTTATCCACAAGAGCGAGTCCAATAAATTTAACGTGGTGGACTCCGCATCCCGATATTGTGAATATTTAAGGTCCGGTACCACAGAAAAGAAAATCGACACTCAGGCCCAGTACTGGAATGAAAAAACCGCCCACGAGGCGGCCAGAAAAGAAATGGCTTCAATCAATCTCGGCAAGATCAAAGCCGAACTGCTCGAAGCCAAAAGCGTTGAACTGGTTTTCGGCGGGATGATGACTGTTTTCCGCCGGACGATGCTATCACTGCCTAGAAAACTAGCAAAGCAACTCGCCGGGAAAAAGGAGCGGGACATTGCAAGAAAGTTGACTGAGGAAATAAGTCAAGCGCTCACGGAGTTATCCCAATACGACGCTGCAAAATTCAGCAGCGGTGAGGGGCCCATAGATGATACAGAAGACGATTAACCTTTGGCAGAAAATGCTTGCAAAGTACATCGCTCCACCTTCGCGAATGTCAGTTTCCGAATGGTCGGATACTTACAGGTATTTATCAAATTATGCGGTCGAGCCGGGAAAGTGGAAAACAGACCGCGCTCCATATCAGAAAGCAATCATGGACGCATTCACCACAGAGGGAGTCAGTCGGGTTGTAGCCAAGCTATCAGTTCAGCTTGGAAAGTCTGAAATTCTTAATAATGTGCTGGGAAGATTCATTCACCTTGACCCATGCCCGATTCTTCTAGTGCAGCCGGCAGATCAGGACGCGCAGGATTATTCAAAAGAAAGTTTGGCACCAACAGTAGCGGTCACTCCCGTTCTGAAGGAGCTCGTTTCAGACCCAAAGGCCAAAGACAGCAGTAACACCATACTGAGGAAGCATTTTCCGGGCGGATATCTTGCCATAGTTGGTTCAAACAGTCCGAAAAACCTTGCCCGCAGAACAATAAAGCTGCTTTTGCTGGACGAACTTGATTCGTTCGAAGAGTCCAGCGGGACAGAGGGAGACCCCCTGGCGCTGGCGATCAAGCGGACATCAAACGTTTTTGATGCTATCGTGGGGATATTTTCTTCCCCCAAAGGTTCTGAAAGCAGAATCGATGCCGAATATTCACTTGGCAGTCAAGAAGAATGGCGTCACCGCTGCCCGTGCTGCGATGAATGGCACTGGGTAACGCTTCAGAATATGCACTATGAATATAAGACCTACGAAGTCAAGGGAAAGAAGGCGTACAAGATTGAATCGGTAGTTTGGCGTTGCCCTGATTGCGGCAAACAATTCACCGAACAGCAAATGCGCGAAGCTGAACAAGGCTATATTGCTCAAAACCCAGAGATTGAGCATATACGGTCTTTCCGCGTGAATTCCTTCGCTTCTCCGTGGATGGCGTGGGAAACGATGATCATGGAATACCTGGAAGCCGACGGGGATCCTGAGAAGCTGAAAGTTTTCGTCAATACGCGCCTGTGTGAACTCTATGAGGAAAAAGGCGAAATCAAAGATGAAAACATACTGCTGAACCGCCGCGAAGAGTATGGCGCAGAAGTACCCCACGAAGTTCTGCTTCTTACGGCTTCTGTGGATACTCAGGACAACCGGCTCGAATATGAAATATGCGGCTGGGGTGATGGTGAAGAGTGCTGGGGAATCCAAAAGGGAATCGTGATTGGAGTTCCAGACCAAAAGTCAACGTGGGATGAACTGGATACGCACCTGGACCGGATTTATTACAAAGACAATCGAACCGGACTGAGGGTGGCGCGAACCTTCATTGACTCTGGCGGCCACTACACCGAAGAAGTATATAGATACTGTCTTCGAAACAAATCAAAGCAAAGAATAGCAATCAAGGGGCACCGATTACCCGGTGTCCCTTTGCTTTATAAACTTGCTAATGCAAAAGATTATGCGGTTACACTGGTTTTGCTTGGAGTCAGCGAGGGCAAGCAGTATGTAATGCAGCGCCTGATTCAAATTGATCAACCAGGGCCAAAATACTTTCATTTCCCCAAAGATGACCAACGCGGATACGATCAAATTTACTTCAGAGGCCTCATTGCGGAAAGATTAATGCCAAAAAACGTGCGCGGAAAGATCGTCAGGGTATGGCAAAACGTCTCAAAGGACAAGCGAAATGAACCCCTTGACCTTCGCGTATACAATCTGGCGTGTCTGCACAGCATAAATCCTGATTGGGAGGCTTTCAAAAGGGCAGTTTTTGGCGACGAAAAAGGCGTAAAGCCGTTAGAAAAACCGCAAAAAGCGGCAAAAAAACAGTACGGCTGCGTCAAAAAATCGCAAGTTAGCGTATAAAAGGAGGCAAATATGGCAGATACTCAGGCCGAAAGGCTCCAAAACTTCCTCGACGCAGAGAAAAAGGCGCTTGTGAGCCAAGAATATCAAACGGCAGACGGACGTAAGAACCGCCGCGCTGATCTTGGGAAAATATCGCAAGGAGTTGATTCGCTTCTGGCGGCAGGGGCTGACGGCGCGACTCCAGCCGCCGGCAGTAAATCTCGCCGCGTAGTATTACGTGATCTGTAAAGAGAGGTGATCAAATGAATAACCGCAATAGACAAAAAGCAAGGCAGCCTACGCCGCAGTCAAAGGTGCCGCAGTCAAAACCGCCACAGTCCGGAACTTTGATTAGTTCACGCCAAATTCTACGGGCGCTCAACACCGGATACGACGAAGGAGGAGCTAATCAGAGCAAGGGTTCGATGCGGGCGTGGAATCCTCTCGGCAGCAGTCCGCAGAGCGATATTGATTCAAACTTGTCGGTACTTCGTTCAAGGTCTCGCAGCCTCTACATGAATGCTCCGCTGGCAACGAGCGCAATCGTAACGTCACGAACTCATGTTGTTGGGGCTGGGCTAGTATTGAGGTCAAAAATCAATACTCGAGTTCTTGGAATGACTGACGATGAAGCAACAGAGTGGCAGAAAAAGACGCAAGATGAATTCGAGGTTTGGGCAAGCAGTAAGTTTTGTGATCTTACGAAGAAAAACAACTTCTATGATTTGCAGGACATCGCCTATATCGGGTATCTGCTGAACGGTGATAGCTGGGCGGCGATAAAGTATCGCAATCCATTACCGGGGATGCCGTATCAGTTGCGACTGCAGCTATTCGAGGCAGACCGGGTAAGCAATCCGGACAGCATGAATGCCTATGGAACAAACATGCTTATGGTGCAAACCAAAAACCCCGGCAATGGGAATCGCATCATAAACGGCGTTGAAATCGACTCGGACGGAGCGATAGCGGCTTACTGGATTTGCAATCGATACCCCTATGACCCGACGAATATAAGTTCCGCCGCGCAATGGACAAGAGTGGAGGCATTCGGCAAAAAATCAGGCATGCCAAACATACTGCAGGTAACTCATGACGAACGATCAGATCAGTACAGGGGAGTTCCTTACCTGGCGCCGGCAATCGAGGCGTTCAAGCAAGTTACCCGGTACACCGAGGCGGAACTAACAGCTGCAATCATCAAGGCGTTTTTCACTTTGTTTTTTACGCAGGAAATCGGCGCGTCTAACGGTTCTTTCCCGATGACCGAACCTGTAGCGGATGAAGAAAAAGTATCTCTGAACGCCAATGATTTTGAACTCGGGGCCGGGTCAATGAACGTTCTTCCTCCCGGATACACGGTGAAGGAAGTCGATGCCAGTAGAAGCCAGTCAACATTTGAAGTCTTTACGAATTCAATCATCAGGCAAATCGCGGCAAGCATCGAGCAGCCCTATGAGGTACTGGTCAAGGCTTTTCAGTCTAGTTATTCTGCCAGCAGGGCGGCATTACTCCAGGCTTGGGCTGCATACAAGATGCGACGTGTTTGGTTCAGTCGCGACTTTTGCCAGCCAGTCTACGAGGCTTGGCTTACAGAGGCTGTCGCGTCAGGCAGAATATCCGCACCGGGATTCTTCGACGATCCTCTGATCATGAAGGCTTGGTCAAAGGCCGAATGGTATGGTCCTGTAATGGAAACCCTGGACCCGGTAAAAGAAGCCGAAGGGGCAGCACTGAGGGTCGAGCATGGTTTCTCCACTGGAGAAAAAGAAGCTGCTGAAATGACCGGTACTGATTTCTTCGAGAACATACAGCAACGAGGAGCCGAGTTAAAGGCCATGAACGTTGCGGGAGTGGCGGTTGCTCAAATGACAGGGAACACCACTCCAGTAAAAACCGTGAAAGGAGGAGATGGCAACGAATAAATTTTGGAATTTCATAAAAAACGAAGCGAACGCCGAAGAGGTTGAGCTTCATATTTCAGGCGAGATTGTAGATGACACCTACGCCTGGATTTACGAGTGGTTCGGAATTCCGGCAGCTTCACCGAACGCATTTCGTGAAGAACTGAAATCATACGCTGGTAAAAACATAACCGTTTGGATTGATAGCTGGGGCGGTTCATCAGCTGCAGCTGCTGGCATTTACGATGCCATGAAAAACCATAACGGCAAAGTAACCGTCAAAATTACAAAGGCAGTTTCGGCAGCATCGGTAATTGCAATGTCGGGCGATGAAATCTGGATGTCACCTGTAGGAATTTTCATGATTCATAACCCGTGGACGGAAACAGCCGGAGAATCCAGAGAGTTGCGCCGGGTAGCCGATGTTCTGGACGTAATAAAAGACACGATCATGAACGCCTACCAGATGAAAACCGGCAAAGAGAAGTCGAAAATATCCCAAATGATGGACGATGAAACCTGGATGAGCGCTAAAACCGCAAAGTCAGAAGGGTTCGTTGACGGAATCCTATATTCCAGTGAAAGCACAGATCCGGCTATCGAAAATTCGTTCATGTTTAGCAGTATGGCAATCCAAAACAGCGCGTCGGCTGACATGAAGCGATTCATCGAACAATATAGAGCCGGAGAAATAAACTCGCTGGGACAGGAAAAGCAAACTGACGAAAAGGCAGCATCCGGACTTGGAGCGCTCATTGCGAGTGCTCTTTCTTCTTTAATCCCTAAAAACAAAACAGAGGAGGTACAGACATTGGAAATCAAGAACGCTGGCGATCTCAAAAATGCTTACCCCGATATGGTAAATCAGATCACTGCCGATGCAGTGACCGTCGAGCGCGGTCGCGTTACAGCCCTTGATGCTATCGACGACCCGAGCAATGCTGCCGTTCATGAACTTGTGGTAGACGCAAAAGCCTCGGGAAAAACAGCCGAAGACATCAAATCAGCGGTGGACATCATGAAGAAGCACACCGCCGATGCTGACGCAAAAAACAAGGGTGCCGAAGCCATGAAGAAAGTTGTCAACGACTCCAAAGCGTCTGGCGTAGATGGCGTTGACGCCGATGCTGGAGAAGGACAGTCCGAGCAGCAAGAAACGGCAGCTGTCGTCAATACGATGGCTGGCGTACTAAACAAAATGGGAGGTAAAAAATAATGGCCGAGCGTGTTAACACCGTAAACACCTATACCCACGATGCCCTTATCGGGGCCGCTGATCCCGAACCGAGAACAAGTGTTGTTTCGTTAATCCGTGGCAGTGGAACTGTCGTTCGCGGTACGGTTCTTGGAAAAATCAACCTTGGAGCATCTTCGAAGGCTGCTAAAACCGGCGGCAATACCGGCGATGGCACGCTGACTCTTGACGTAACAACCCCCGTGTTGGCTGGCGCAAAGACTGGCGTTTATGCTGTGCGGGTCATTCGCGCAGCAATAGCCGGAGTGGGAACAACCCCGGCAGTACCGGCTGAAAAAGCACTGGTGGAACTGAAAGACCCGGACGGAGACGTGATTGAGTCTTTCGAGCTTCCGACAACTCCAGGAATTACCCTGTCCAATCAAGTCAAGTTTGCCATGGTTGAAGGCAGCACAGCGTTTGTGGTCGGAGACGGATTTGACATCACGATTGCCGCTGGCTCTGGTCTATATAAGATCGTCAATAGCGCAAACATCGACGGCAGCAATGTCGCTGAATGCGTTTTGGCAGAAACAACCGTTGTCGCTTCTGGCGCTGAGTCCAAGGCCGTCGTGTATACACGCGGAGTTTTCAACGAAGATCATCTGGTCTACAGCGGCAGCGATACCTACGCAACACATGCCGAGCGCCTGCGCATGCTCGGTATTCTGTTGACGGAAGAGAAATAAGGAGGCACTGAAAAATGACTATAAACTACAACGATACCCGGATTCTTCTGGAAGCTCTCGAACAGAGTTTCCCGCCGTCAACGCTGCTGCGCGATACATTTTTCCCGAATTCCGTTACCGCGATGTCAACCCTTATTGACATCGAATACAAAAAAGGCGGCAGAGCTCTTGCGCCGTTTATCTCCAAGGGAACCAGCGGCGTTAATGTTGCCCGAACCGGCAGCACGGTAAAATCCTATGAGCCGCCAATGATGGCTCCGAAGCGCCCCGTTACGGTCGAAAACATTGTTTCACGCGGATTTGGCGAGCCAGTATTTTCAAACCGCACTCCGCAGCAAAGAGCCCAAGAACTGATCGCCCGCGACATAGGAGAACTTCGCGAAATGAATACCCGAACCATGGAGTGGATGTGCGCTCAACTGATGATTCTTGGCGAGTTCACCGTCAAAGGATATTCCGACGACGGAAAAACCTTCACGGCTGATACTGTGACCCTAGACTGGTCACAGCACGACACTCTGACTGGCGGCGATACCTGGAACAATGCCGGGGCAGACATTTACGGCGACATGAAGACCGTATCGCAAACCATTTCCCGCAGCGCCGGAAAAATTCCGACAGTCGCAATCTGCAGCTGGAAGACGGCAGATTATCTACTGGCGAACACAGTCCTGCGAGCACTCTTGCTGCTGCCGTCTGATCAGGCAAAACTTCTGACTATTGCTCCAAAGATCATATCGAATGAAGTCATCAGAGTTGCGTACGTCGAGAGCTTGAATCTTGACATCTACTCCTTTGACGGAATTTATGTCGACGAGGCAGGCGCGGTTCAGCAGTACATCCCCGACGATTACTTCGTGATGGGCGTTCCTGGGCGCGGTCGCCAGATGTTCGGCGCCATTACCCAGCTCGAACAGGACGGCGTTTTCCGCACCTATCCGGGCGCAAACGTTCCGAAGATTTGGAGCGAAACCGGGAAAGACATCCAGGAAATCAGAGTTGCCAGTAAGGGCATGCCAGTGCCGGAGTTTATCGACGACTGGTACACCCTGAAGGTGAAATAAGGAGGAGCCATGGCTAAAACTAAAGACGTAATGGTCAATAAGTTCCGCGTAAAACATAACGGAACTTATTTTGGTCCCGGACAGCCGGACGGACAAATCATCTACGGCCTGCCGGAAAAAATGGCTGACGATCTGATCGCCGGAAGCAACGGTAAAATCGTTGAAATTCCGAAGCGGGAAGAGGTTGAAGAGAATATTCAGGCAGCCAAAGCCAAGAGTGGCAAAAAAGGCAAGGTCGTCGACGAGGATGATGACTCTGAAGGCGGCGATGGTCTACCTAAGGTAGACCCAAGGTCAACCGTAGTTTAATCAGTGTTTTTGATGTGCGGGAGGCCCTTCGGGGTCTCCCGTTTTAGGAGTGATTGGCGTGAGCATGAGTTTTAACGACTTGCTAGAGTCCGATTTGGACGATGTTTTCTTTGGCGAAGAAGGACCAGCGGTAGCGGTAACTCTAAACGGCGAAGAAACTATGGCAATTGTTGAACTGGGGACCGGAAAAACGAAAGAAATAAACCAAGAACAACGTCACGTCGAATCTCAGATATCTATAAAAAATAGCGAACTATTGCGAATCACTGGTAGAACGAGGTTTCAATCCAGCGACGTAATTATCCATGATGGTATCGAGTGGCAATTCAATTCTTTGACCAGCGGTGATAGTCACGTTCAGCGAGTCAGATGCATTTCCGAGGAAAGCGGAATAAGGTTGAGGTGAAACCATGATTCTGCAAGTTGAATACGAAGATGGACTGGCTCCTTATTTGAGGCTCATTATTGACCGTGAGCCCAAATGGCTTGGCAGTGCCATGAAGAGCGCAGGCTACTGGTCGCAGAAAGAAATCAAAAAGGGAATCCGGTCGAGAGCTCCCGGAGGAAAGGCATACCGACAGCTTATGCCGGACTATATCAGGCAAGCTATCGATAGGGCGATGGGGCATGCTTCGCGTGACAAATATATTCCGCTGGGTAAGCTCATTAACGCCGTGGGATACGACAAGACCAGGGTCAGCGAAGGCGTTGTTACGGTAGGCTGGCTGAGTGCGTCGGCGGTCATGATCGGAACAAAACAGGAAAAAGGATTCTTTAACATTGTTTCTGAGAGAATGAGGCACGCTTTTGCGCGGGCCGGATATCCTATACCGCCGGGAAGATCGCAAATCCCCGTAGTTGCCCGCCCAACCTATGAACCCATGCAGAAGGTAATCGCCTCAGGTGCCCCAGCTGTGATCGAGCAGCGACTGCTTGAATATCTTACCGGGTCAACTTCACGATCAACAGCCAGAAGCGCAAGAACATACCGAGTATACAGTTAGGCGGTGAAACGATTGGAACTTACACTTGATTTGACATCCATCGCCGAGAAGTGGAGCGATACACTGGCCGCATCTACCAGATTGAAGGCGTGGTGCCAGGAGAAATACGGAAAAGACCCCACGATATTTTACGCCGCGAACGGGCGTAAACTGCCGGACAAAAAATACTGTCCGGTAGTTATTGTTTTACCCGGGCTTAAACACGAGGGCATAAGCGAAGATCCCCTAAAGTACATAATTTCTGTTTCATGGTGCGTTGAAAATAATAAGGCGACCGTTGACGGCGTTAGTGCTGCATGGAATGAAAAACTAACTGGATCCTATATCAAATTCGATGGCGCCCGTGAGACTGATGAATTCGGGCAGTTGATCTACGAGATTATTCAGGAAGTGGCAAAAGACATTTTCCCGGTTAGCAGTGTCGACTTCAGCATTGAAACACAAGAGTTTTTCCCCCAGTGGCCGGGGTTCATGATTCTATCAACCGACATCGAGCCGACGTTCGGTGAAATTATTAAGTACGAATAAGGAGGCAAAATATCATGGCGAAACAAGGGAGAGGCTTTAAATCAACTCTGTTACTGGCGATTGAATCAGCGGCAGCATACGGAACGTTGCCGGCAAGTCCAACGGTTTATAAGTTGCCGATAAACAGCAACAACGTCGGCGGCTCGCAGGGGAACATAGACCCTGGAACGTTCACGGGCAGGCGTGATTCCGTCGAACCTGGACGCGGAACCGTCGAAGCAGGAGGGGCCATTGCCGTTCCGCTTTGCGTGCGCAATATCGGCGTGTGGTTTACCATGCTCTTCGGCGAACCGGTAACGACAAACGTCAGTACCGCCGGAACTCTAGCGGGAGCAACAGGAGTAACCACTACGATAGGCACGTGGAATGCAGTAACGGACGGAAAACTAAAGGTTGCCATCGATAGCAGTGCGGCAACAGAAGTCGGACCTATTGATTTTAGTTCTGGCGCCGGAACAATGGCGCTTGTCGCAGGGAAGATTCAGGCGGCAATTCGCGCCATCGCCACAGGCGGCTTTACGCTGGCGACAGTAACATTTGATGCTGTAAATACGAAGTTCGTCATCACGTCCGGAACAACTGGCGCTCTTTCATCGGTAAGCCAGTTAACCGCTCCTGCCGCCGGAACCAACATCACCGGAACCGGATTCATGAAGTGCACTGCCGGAACCTTAACAGCAGGGGTCACGCTGTATCAGCATATTTTCAAAGTGAAAGACGATATGCCATCGGCGACGATCGAAAAGGGAATCAAAGATGTTACCGGGGCGCTGGGTCTTGTTCCGGGATGCAAGATATCCAAGTTTTCGTTTGACGCCACAATGGGGAACAACGAACTGACAGCCAGCCTTGATGTTATGGCGTCTAATGAGACTTACAGCGACACTACGCTTGAGGCAGTCCCCGAAGAACTGGAACTGCATCGCCTGAACGTCTTCCAGGGCGTCATTTATGAAAACGGGGTCGAGTGCTCGATTTGCCGCAAATACAGTATCGAAATTGACCTGGGCCTTGACGGTGATACCTACTGTTTCAATTCGTCCGGCAATCCCACCCGGCAAGACATCAACGAGGGCATGGTCAAAGTAACCGGCACGATTGAAACACTGTTCAAGTCTATGGACTTGCTCAACAAGGCAATCAACGGAACCAAGACAGCGCTGAAGGCTGTCTTCACCAGCGGCGCGTTTTCGCTTTCAATTGAGACACCAGAAGTTAAACTTGACCGCACGTCTATCGCGGTTGAAAAACCGACAGGACTGCTGTTCAGTCCCAAATACACGGCATTTTATGGCAACGGAGTCGGCGATAGCATTGTGATTGCAACTCTGATCAATGACGTTGCCACATACGACGTGCCGGCATAAAGAATTAAGAATCAATAGGAGGAAACTGTTGTGAAAAAAAATGAAGGAAAAGAACCTGGCCCAGTTTCTACAGTAGCCAATGACGACATTGAAAAAACGAGAGCTCGCGCCGAAAAAAACAGGGAACTGATCATGGAAATGGTCAAGAATGGCGAGTTGCCAGAACCCCGTCCGATGACCCGCGCTGAACGCTTGAAGATTGATCGCGATGGATTAAACATCTTGAAGATCAAAAGGGATGATCAGCGCCCGTTTTGGGAGATTCAGGACGACATGCGAGAGTGGATATTGAAGAATATCTATCCTGAATTCACGTTTGACGCTCTTCCCAATAATGTCGTCGAATGGTTTGCTGAATACTCGTTTATGATTTCGTTCCGGGATGATCTATCAACAAAAAACTGATAGCCGTCTGGTCCTGGGTAGTCGAAAAATCGGAATTCTGCTCAATATGTCTGCAGTATGCCGAAGCGGAGGACCGGACGGATAACTTAAACTGTGAAGACTGCGAAGATAATTGTCCAGAATTATGGCCTGAAAACACTGAGTTTTGGCGTCTATGGGAATTTGCAAAAACACAGTGGCGCGTCGGGTTCGGCGGATTAGTAGGGCTGGATTATCCAGCCCTATTTGCTATTTCCAAAGAAATTGATTTGGATATTTCGCCGTCGATGATGCAAAAAATTAAGGCCATAGAACATTACATGCTGGAATACTCGGCAAAGGAGGCTGATATACGTGCCGCCAAATGATGTTCAGATACGCATTATAGGTAAAGACCTTGCAGCCGGGGCGTTTTGTTCGGTAGACGTTGCGGCTCAAAATACAGCGCGAAACGTTGCTGCCCTTGGCGGTCAAGTGG